GCATCAGAGGCTACACCTCAAGGTATTTTCTTTAAAGATGATGGAACTAAAATGTTTATCGTTGGAAATACAGGTGATGCTGTTCACGAATACACCTTAAGCACAGCTTGGGATATTAGCAGTGGGTCTTTTGTAGATTCGACCACAGTAAGCACCCAAACAACTAATCCTGTAAGTTTGTGTTTTAAAGCTGATGGAACTAAACTGTATACAATAAATTTATTTGGCAGCCAAGTGTATCAATATGATCTTTCGACAGCTTGGGATGCTTCAACATTGTCATATAACAATGTGGTTTTTGATTTAGATGATCCTGTAAACGCCTCAGCCGCTAAAGAGATATCCTTTAATCCTGATGGAACAAAAATGTGGGCAATGTTTGATGGAGGAGACAGAATAGCTGAATATGATTTAAGCACCGCTTGGGATGTTTCTAGTGCGTCATATAATTCAACTGTAGGTGTAGTTAGTTTTAGCCAAGAAACCACCCCACAAGCTTTATTTTTTAAATCTGATGGAAGCAAGATGTACATTGTTGGCACCGCAAGTGACACAGTTTACCAATACTCAACTTAGAAGGAGCAATTATGCTTTTAGTTAAAACAGCAAACGGAGGGGTAGAGCAATTTCCATACACGCTCGGAGACCTACGCCGTGACAATCCGCAGACCAGTTTTCCTAAAAAGATTGGCGATGCAATCTTAGCCAGCTATGGCATATATCACGTTATGCCTAACGCAGAGCCGGACTATGACCCACTGGTTCAGACGTTGGTTCGTGATGCACAGCCGCAAAAAGAAACACGCATACGTCAGGCAGAGGATGAAGAACCTGAAGATGTAGCTGTTGGTGATAGCTACGAGACAGGGCGTTGGGTTATCGGCTACACTGTATCAAACAAGCCGCAAGCCGATGCTGAGGCAGCGGTGCGTAACCAGCGTGACAGGTTGCTCAGTGAAACAGACTGGATGGCTTTGTCAGACGTCACTATGTCTGATGCAATGACCGCATACCGCCAAGCCCTGCGTGATATTCCAGCGCAAGATGGGTTTCCTGCAAGCGTTACTTGGCCTACTAAACCGGAGTAAATTATGAACGAAGAAAACAAAGTCATATTAGACGTTGCGGCTGGGACTGGCACGTTTGCGGCCTATATGGCTATGGTGCCGGATTTTGTGGCTTTGTTGACAGGCTGCTGGGTGTTGATCAGGATCATCGAGACCGATTCCGTCAAGGCCATAATCAAAAAGCTACAAGGTCGTGTTTAAGGCAATCGTTTTGGCTTGCGTTATAGGCGCACCGACTGATTGCACAGAATTTCATTCGATTATTTACAGCGAAACAAGACAGATTTGCAAAACTCGCGCTTTGGAAATGTCGCGGCAAATTGGGGAGATTGCCAACTTGATGCCGATGAAGTGGCGGTGTCAGCGTTTAAAAGAAGGGCAGCTAACCGATGGAACCAGTCACAACCGTTTTGACGGGTATCGCGCTTCTTAAAAGTAGCGTTGATTTCATAAAAAGCAACATATCGACCGCGCAAGATATCGGGCAAATCGCCGGTCAGATAGATGCGTTATTTACCGGCCAAAAACAGGTGCAGGAGGCCAGCAACCGCAAGTCTGGCGTTGGACTAGCCGACCAGTTTGGCGTTAAGTCTGTGGCGCAAGAAACGATTAATGCTCGCCTAGCGGCAGAACAGATTGCCGAAGTTGCCAGAATGGTTGATTTTCGTTTTGGTCACGGCACTTGGGCTGGTATATTGGCAGAACGGCAAAAGCGTATCCAGCAAGCCAAAGAAGCGCGTGCAGCACAGCGCAAAATGGAACAGTTGCGCCAGCAAGAGATGATCGAAAATTTCAAAATAGGGGCTATTGCTGTCGGGCTAGTTGTGGTTATTATTGGGCTGTTTATCGGCGTAATGACAGCAACGGCTGGTGTAATTGTTAAATAGTGCAACCGCAACTGGGCTGATGGGGGAATACATTGCTCTGTCTGCAATATTATCTATGGGCTGGAAAGCAACGCATTGCCCGATGGATAGAATTGATGCGCTGGCATTTCTTGATCAGACGTTTTTACGCTGTCAGATTAAGACTGCTAACCTTTTATCTAATAAAGATGGTCGATCTGCGCGTCACCATTTTCAGCTTGGTCACGGCTCTAAAGCAAAACATTTGCCAAAGAAAGAAGATTATGATGTTTTGTGCCTTGTTTCACCCAATGCCAGAAGGTGCCTGTTCTTGCCGATTACGGCAGTACGGCAATACTCTATGCGGGTGTCGCCAACGCGGTTTACTGAAGATGCGGAACGCGATAGCTGGGCTAAAACGCTGGCTGTTGTTTTGGAGATGAGGCGATGAATTTGGATCAATTGCGTGAAGAAATTGCCAGCGATGAGGGCGTGCGGCTAGATATTTATTTGGATCATCTGGGCTTGCCCACCGTTGGCATCGGGCATTTAATCCGCGAAGCTGATGCCGAACACGGCAAACCTGTCGGCACGCAGATCACACCGGAACGCTGTCGCCAGCTATTTGCGCTTGATATTGCGGTCACTGTGGAAGATTGCCGGTCTTTATTCGATAACTGGGATGATCTGCTGGAAGAATGCCAGCTAATTTTAGCCAATATGGCCTTCAACCTAGGCCGCAGCAGGTTGGGTCGCTTCTTGAAGCTCCGCGCAGCCATAGCTAATTATGACTATGATGAGGCCGCAACCCAGATGGCCGACAGCAAATGGGCAAGGCAAGTGCCAAATCGGGCTGGCAGACTTATTGACCGGATGCGGGCATTGTCCGATGAGTAAAGTCATTTTGGAATATAAGATTATTCCGCGCTTTATGATGCTGGCGTTCACGTTTATGGCTTGGAACGTCTGCGACTGGTTTATGGGATTAGGCGCAGCAGCAACAACGCAGCAAACCGCATTTGTCAGCACAATAGTGGGCGCGGCCACTGGTGCTTTTGCGGTCTGGATGGGAAGCGAGGCAAAGAAATGATTGAAGCGTTAATTGCACCAGTGACGGGATTGCTGGATAAATTTATCGAAGATAAAGATCAAAAGAATAAACTGGCGCACGAACTTGCGACAATGGCTGACCGACACGCACAAGAACTTGCCAAGGGGCAGCTAGAGATCAACAAAGCTGAAGCGCAGCACCGCAGCATCTTTGTGGCTGGCTGGCGTCCATTTGTCGGCTGGACGTGTGGCATTGCGCTTGCTTGGCATTTTGTGCTTGCCCCGTTTGTTATTTTTGCCAGTGCCTATTCTGGGGTTGTATTGCCCGATCTGCCGCAGTTTGATATGTCATCATTGCTGACTGTTTTAATGGGTATGCTTGGCCTTGGCGGGATGCGGTCATTTGAAAAAATGAAGGGTCTAACAAAGTAAGGCGGCTATTCCAACCGCCAAACCCGCCATCCGCAACCGTCATCCATTTTGCGGGTGGTGTATTTAAGGCCGCGATAACGCAGCGCGTCACGCAGCGACATTGCCTGTTCATAGGTCTCGCAAAGCACGCTATCACCAATTTCCATATCATTGATGATTTCGATCTTGCTGCGACCGGCTGGCGGCACTGGCACGTTCTTTTCTATTTGCATTTAAAATATCCAATCTTTCCCGAAAGCATCCAAGATGCAGAATTTGTTTGTCGCCATCAACAACCCAGTCTGGATCACTGAGGCGCAGGGTCTTATCGCACCATATGCACCGACTCAAAGCATTAGAGGCCGGTGCATAGGTTATTTTCTTTTTAGAACGGGATCGCATCTGCTAAAGGCTGCATCACCTCAGAGCGTTGTGCTTCTTGTTCTTTTGGCGGCATTGGGTCGCTTATTGCGGCAGACATATATTTAGTGCCTTTTGCACTTTCCCGTAACCAAAGCGCAATCCGTTTTTCGACCCCATCCACGTTAATTTTGCCGGTATAATCCGGCTGATTGTCGGCGGTCTTATTGTCATTCTTAAAAATCGCGCCGCGATTAGTATCATCATATTGATCAGCCATTTTGCACTTCATCCTTCCGTTGCTTAAACATTGCTAATTGATCATCGGGGCATTTTATGCCGCTTGCCCCATACAGCGTAGTGTAAAGCGCGTTAATATCTCGCACGCTTTTACACGCATCTAATTTTTCAGCTAAAACATCGTTGGAGGCGAGGCCAGCCGCCGGAGTGGATGCAGCGACTGGCCTCTTTGGTTTAGGCTGCGAACGGGAGGGAAACGCGCCAGAACCAGATGCTAAGTTACCATCATCGTCAGCGGCATTCAATCCGAACATCGTCAACAAACTTGCCCTGCGGAAATATGTCACGCAGCTAATAAATGATTGCGGCGTGTCTTTTTCTGGGCTGATCTGCAAAAAGCTACTGATCTTTTCGCCAGTCTCCAAATGCACCACAGTCGTCACCAGCGCACCGTCTTGGAAATATTGCGCGAATGACAGCCCATATTCGGGCAGCACATCAAGCGCGGTTAGTACATCGCCAAGCGTTGAATATTCTGATTTGAACATCGGGTTCTTGCCAGACTTGCCGACAGATGCCGCCTTCCTAACATCGGCCAACGCCGCGTGCAGTTTTAGATTTTCCATAGGTCTTTTGCCCTTTCAAGCCACTCTTGTTTCATTTTCCATTGATACATATGACCCCAGTCGGGATCGGTGATTGATGCCAGCACTTTCGGATCGGTGCTGACGCGCAATAGGTTTTGCCGGATCAACGCTTTTTGCCGCATTTCATTCAAAGCGTTGTTGATGCCATCGGCTTGCAATTCTTCACAGTTATATGCGTTGAAGATGACCGCATCGTGTTCGGCAATATAAATAATTGACGGGGTGACGCGCAGCGCGTGCCAATAAATAGCAGCTTGGCAGATATGTGCAAACTCCGGCTTTTTAGGCAGTGTCGCTTTTGCCCAGCCCTGCGACCCGTCTTTCAACAGCTTGGTCTTGCGCGGGGCTTTGGTTTTCATTTCCGCGAACATACTGCCCTCAACCAGCAAATCGACAAAGCCAAGGATCGGCACGTTCACATCATTTAACCAACATTCAATCTTTTCTTCATCAATCGCGCCAGTGAAGCCGTTTTCCACACAAATATTCACACCCTGATGAACCATCGCGGGGATAACTTCACGAAACTTCACACGCAACACATCATCTTCATCGGCTGGGTGGAAATCAAAAGCAAGCTGCGCGGCTTCAATGGCTTCATCGATATCAGCCCCGTGGCACACTATAGACTGCACTGCCGTATGTACTGACGTACCAATTGCAGCGCGTTCACCAACGCCAATTTCTTGCCGCTGTTCTTTTGTCAGATGCAAATAATCAAATATCCACTTGGCCGGTGAGCGTAAAAGCTGGCTGGCCGATAAATGGCTAAACCCTGCGGTTTTCCAAAGTTCACTGATTTCCCGTTTTTT